GGCTCACTTAGAACCTTGTAAAGGGTCGCCAGAGGCCAATATGCGCTACTGTAAAAAAGACGGAAAATGGAAACAATTCGGTAAACCTCCTGCTCAGGGTGAAAGGGGAGACCTTATAGAAATGAAAGAAGATATCCTAAATGGTAAATTAACGTGTGAAGATATTATTATAGCAAACCCAATCCTATATCATCAATATGGGAGAACCCTAGATAAAATTGAAGACATATCACTTAGAAAAAAGTATAGGAAAGATATGACAGAAGGAATTTGGTATTGGGGAAAGACTAACGTAGGAAAAAGCCACACAGCCTTTCTAGATTTCACACCGGAGACGCATTATAACTTACCAAACGATAATGGATGGTGGGATGGATACAGACAACAAGAAACAGTTATATTAAACGATTTCAGAGGCGATATACCATATAATGAACTATTACAATTATTAGACAAATGGCCACATAATGTTAAGAGAAGATGTAGAGAACCGATGCCGTTTACATCAAAAAGAGTTATTATAAGAAGTAGTCTATCACCTGAGGACGTATATCACCACCGTGCAGAAAAAGATAGCATTCAACAATTATTAAGAAGGTTGAAAGTCATAGAATTAAAATAAAGTAAATTTTTATATGTATTATCAAATACTTATAAAGAAAAGCCAGCGGACGTCGTCCCTGCGGTCCTTAGGTCCGGAGCGACGGAGGCTTGCGCTCGCAGGCTCTCGCTACGCTCGCCCTACCGGGACGCCCACTCACCGCCTCCTAAAACCAGAGACGCTACGCGTCCCCCTATACATACTCACCGCCTCCGGCGATTCGTAAAACACTTACATATCATCATATTTAAGTTCAACAGTATATTCAAAGATACAAGGTATCTCTGAGGCAATCGCGGCCTTTGAATCAGAATAAAATATATTAGCATACATAACAATATTACGACTAGTAGGGTCCGTAGTGTTATCATCAAATTTTATTATCTTAGTGCAATATTTAGTTAAATCAATATTGACAAACTGGTTCAGTTTAAAATCATTGTTAGTATAAGATTGTGCGGCAGCATCTACCGAAGTGCCATTATATGCGGAATATCCAATCTTAAAAGTTCTCATAGTATGTACAGTCCATTCATCAGTATTTATAGGACGACCCATATTTACTAGACCAGTTCCAAAGTCCTGACTAGAAGAACCATATTGCAATACATCATTAGTAGTAGTAGATATAACGCTGGGACTATCCTTTCTTGTTAGAAAGTATAGCTTAACATAAAAAGGCTGAGGATCAGTATTTGTAGTCAAATTGTAAGGGGTAGGCCTTAAAACTCCTTGAAGTTTTAAAGATTTAACACGAATCGAGTTACCGATTCTATCCCCCTGTCCTGTCCCCTGAGATATGGTTAAAAAGGTAGAATATGGTGTCATAGGAATAATACTGGCTAGCCAAGCAGAACCTGCGGACTTATACTGGACGAGATTAGTCGCACGAAACATCAAACTAGATTTGGTTTCTGCCATACGTGAAATCACAGATTTAACTCTATTTGTAAAAGTAGACTTAACATTAGATTTTTTTTTATAGGACTTTTTTTTAATTACAGTTTTTCTACGATTACTTCTTTTGCGGAAAGCTACCATTTTTTATATATGACTATATATGTTATAGGAAGAAAATAATTTAAGATAGTGCGTTTAATTCTTAGAATTAATATCTAATTATAATATAATTGAGATTTTTAAAAAAAAAATGCTCATAAGTAAAAAACTTGCTCTTAGGGAAGAGCTATGTATTTCGTTAATTCTTGAAATAATTATCTCTATATAGGCTATAACATATGGCAAAAAAAATTGTGCTCAAAAGTGCTCAGGGGGTAATACTTGATACCCCTGAGCAGAAAAAAGGCAACGAAGGCAAATATAGAGACTGGGCTTTAACTATATATTGCAACGGAGTCCCTGCTTTTCACGCTGACTGCACAAAATACTTAGTGTATGGAGATGAAATTTGTCCGACAACAGGAAGACAGCATTGGCAAACTTACGTAGTTTTCGATTATCAGAAAACATTTAGAACAGTTCAAAAACTTTATCCAGGGGCTCACTTAGAACCTTGTAAAGGGTCGCCAGAGGCCAATATGCGCTACTGTAAAAAAGACGGAAAATGGAAACAATTCGGTAAACCTCCTGCTCAGGGTGAAAGGGGAGACCTTATAGAA